ACAGATCCTTCTACAGGAAGCTTACATCCATATAAACTAGAATCTCCTTTGAACTGAAACTTAAGTGGTCCAATATGATTTCTGTTTACTCCAATGTAAATAGGAGAGAAACCACCCGGGTTATTCATACCCCAGAAAGATGGTACATTAGGCCCTATCTTTACTCCTCCCCAAGTTTCATTAATCCAAATCCAATCTATATGCTCTCCAAATAATAAATTATCTTTTGTTTTATTTTTAAAGAGTCTTGTATCATAGATTGGTTTATCTGTTATTTTATAGTCTTCAGTAACTATATCATTAGTTACTTCACCTTCTTCTGTAATCTTTACAAGATGTCCCACTTTTCTTTGAGACTTCCAGTACGCTTGAGTTACTCTTAGTAGATATGCTGTACCTTGGTCATAATAATCTTCACCTTGAGAAAGTATTTGAGTAACAACATCTGCACCATCTAATACATTACCTGACATAAATGATGTATACTGTCTGTATGCAAGTGAAGGCATATTTGTATTCCACTCATGTGTTTTTGTTCCGTCATAAAAAGAACCATCATTTTGAAGACCTCCAATATTATAACCAGCAGATCTAATTGGATATACAGATTCTAATGCCTCATGTTGTTCTGTAGTAAGTAAGTGTCCGTACTTATCAATTACATCTGACACAGTATACATATCTGTTTTTCCAACCCAGTTACCTTGTGATGTATATCTTACATCTGGAGACTTATGATAGAAAGTTAGAAGTGGATTCCATAACTCTACTTGATAGTCATCCTCCATCATATGGAAATGCCAGAACTCTCTATCTGTAATAAGCATATCTCTAAAACCTCTTTCCTCTAGCTCATCCATTCTGAATCTTTCCACATCCACTTTATGCTGATGCTCTGCCCATTGCTCTACCATTGAACGGTAATCCTTTTTAAAAAACTGTTCTATTTCTGGTAGACTTTTTAAATTTTCTGGTTGTAATTGTTGTTTTGCTTCTTCAGAGTTAGGATCTAAACCTTGCTCAAGCATAGCAGCTAACATCTTTGTTGCAGCATCTGCCATCAAAGTTTGTTCTACCATTCCTCTTTTTTGCTCTAACATTTCATTATAAGAGAAATCATCAATAGCTCTATATGTAAGTTTAGTAGATCTTTTAGCAAACTCTGCTACTAGTACATTAACAACATTTGGAATAATAGGGTAAAATTTTAATTCAAGTGCAGATACATCTTCTTTTGTGAGTACTTCAATAATATCTTTATACTCATTGTTTTCTTCAAATATATAGTCTGATCTATCAATTACTCCTTTTGCAAGTTTGTAGTTTTTTAACAATCTTCTAGCGTTTCTTCTGATTTGTTTTAATCCTTGCCATTCCAACCAGTCTAGATTCCAAGCAGCCCATTCTTCAGTCTTATCTTTTTTAGGTAAAAACTGCAAAGGTTGGGTTATACTTCCCAACCTATTTTGTTCTACCTTAGCACCTTTCTTTAACTGTAATGCGTTATATACCTGCATAACCTATTATTTAATATTTTTAAATGCCGACCTTTTAAAGTCACCCATATTATTTCCTGTTTTATTCCCCATGTGTTTAAACGGACTCTTATTTAATTTAAACAAATTTTCTGACTTTTGCAAGTTTTTAGCTGCTTCATCCATTATTGCTCTTCTTAAATATCCTCTATTAGACTGTTGAATTTTCATGAATCCAACTAATGCTGCAAAAGAAACAAGTCTATCCACGTTTACTCCATCTGAATACTCTCTCATTTCTTTGATTAACATTGGATCTGGAATTCTCTCTATACCATAAATTGTTTTAACTACAGTACCATCAGGTTTTACTTCCTGATCTAGTTCTTCTTTAGTATATTCTATGGCATAACTTAAGAGGTGAGCTTTAAATAAAGTACCAGTATTCTTCCAACCATATTCCTGAAATACATTGTTATTTGATCCAAGATCTTTTAAGAACATAATTTGACTTTTGGGAACCAGATACTTTTGTTTTCTTCTTTGTATCATGTATTGGATAAACAATGAAATATTGTTTTCTACAAGTGCCCATGCATTATACCACTCTATTATTAACTCTAATTGCCTATGTGTTTGGTTTATATCATCATATCTACCACACCAGGCTGCTACTATTTTATCTTGTTCTATATATGTTTCTATCTCTGTACCAGTATGTCTTGCTACTTCAACTGGTGCTTTCATTACATATATGGAACATAGTGATTCTGAAGTTGTTGTTTTACCTTCACCAACGGGGTCAATAGAGGCATAGTACATACCAAATTTTATATCCTCAACCGGTCTTTCCCAAACAACTAAACATCCAGTTTTATCTTCTGTCTTTTTATTAACTGGAAATTCCATGATAGGCCTTTTATTACTTTTTGTAACTGATGGCTTACCTTCTAAGTCCGGAGATATATCTAGAAACTCATAAGCATATTCTTTCTCTTCTATCCTTCTTTCTTGTGCAGCAAGAAGATGTGGTGGGAATACAGATACTGTTCTATGTGCAAATGCTTCCCTAATATTTCTAGGGTGCTGAGAAATCCTTAACTGGTAATCTTCTGGAGCAAGTTCTTCTTTCCATTGTTTAAACTGTTTATCCAATGCTTCTAATGCATCTTCTACAAGTGAATTACCATAGTTATCTATGTGTGGTGGCATAGACCATTGTTCAGGAATAAACAAACCTGACAAACCAATAGTACCTTTATCATCTATTAAATCAGTTTCTACAGCATAAATATCTTTTGAAGTAGGATTCAGGATCATATCTTTCAGAGGATTACACTGAGATAAATCACCCACAGATCCTGCAGCTATAAACATACCTGTAGTAATTAAACCAGATCTCATTGCTGGTCTCATATACTCATATGTCTGATCCATCTTAGGAGCAATACCTCCCTCTTCATGAAAGAAGAACTTTACCGGACCCCCTACACCATTTGTTGGATCTTTCTCAAAGGACATACCTTGCATAGTTCCCTTGAGACCAACCTCATTCTTTCTATCTCCTTTTCTAACTTCTATCTTCTGTTGCCACATCATCACCTTGTGTGGAGTCATTGGTCTATACCAAGCAGTATGTTCATTTAAGAATGCAGCATATTCATCTAAGAATTTCCAAGAACCTTTCTCATTTATATAGTCTTTAAGACTTGCTCCTATCTTCAATGTAACCCCAGCTTCAAACCAAATTTGATTTAAAAGCTTAGCCATATGAAAATAAGAAGAAGCTATCTGACGTTTCTTAAGAATAGCTACATGCTTGTAGTTGAGTTCTGCCAGTATTTCATAGAGGGCCATGTGATACTGGGCATCCCGTATTTTGGCAAAGTCAAAAATTTGTTGCTCCTTATCAAATATTGGTAAGAAGTTAAGCCACATGTAGTAGTCTCTTGTAAGATACCAGGTGTTATCTGCTGATTTGTAGATAACTCCTCTCCTACATCTGAGCTTTTGCTCATCCCAGTAATTGATAAAATCTTTGGATTTAAAAGGAGAGTCGCAGTAATATCCATTTTTTCTGAATCCTCTTGATTCAAAATTAAATAATAAGCTAGTGTCATCAAAGTTATATTTACCTGGTTCTTTAAATAAGTCTCTTACAAACTGTGTAAACTCTTCTCTTGAAGAAAAGTCTGTAACAGTCCAAGTGCCATTATCATAGGTTGGTATGTTTTCAAATATCTCCATTACTGATCATATGCCATTCCTATTCCACCCCTTACTCTACTGGATTGTTCTTCCTGTAGATCTTTATATGCACCCTTAAATGATGCTCTAATTGCTTCATAGTTTTTAGCAGCATTTACTAAAGCTGTAATATTACCATCGCGCCCGTGTGTGATAGGTGTAGTTTCCATATATCTACCTAATCTATCTAACATGGATGCAATTCCTTTATATGCTCTGGATGTAGGAGTTTCAAACATTCTCTGGCAGAACTGCAATCCTATGTATATGTCTTCATCTTCTGTAGAGAAGTCTGCTTCTATTTGCTCTAGAATTAAAGACTCTTTATCTAAATCCGGTGTGTAAAAGAATGGATTTAGATCTGGATTAGGACAAGTCATATAAAACAAGTACTGATATATCTTAATATAGTTATCAGGATAGTTGTCCATAATCACTTTAAGAGCCTTTAGGGTATAGCAATGTTCTGTGGGAATTACTTTACCATTCTGTATGTCAAATAGTTTTACTATCATTTCTTTTTAATTTTATCTCTGTTATCATGTAAGTAGTGCATAATTGCAATTACCTCATCTTTTAAATATGGTATTTCCATTTGTACTACATCTTTAACTATAGGATCTCCATTATGATCATAACTAGTTAAAGGATATCCATACCTATCTGTACCTTCTGTTTCAAATACTATATGATGAATAAATATTCTTCCCGGTTGTAATTTAGGATTGTGCTTTAGAATCATGTACATATAGATACTCAACTGCAAACAGTAGTGATTAAAGTTACAATCATCTAAACTAGATACAGGAGAGAGCATTTTATCAGATACTCCCTCCCAATCTTTGTAAGATTCAGTCTTAATCTCTTTATTAGTTTTATAGTCAATAATGTTTACTTTACCATTAACTACTTCTACGAGATCTGACTGACCACAGATGCCTGCTTATTTAAGATAAACCATATGCTCTGGATACACGCCTGGTTCTAGTTTTTGTGATGGGGCTAACTTAATACCATCATTTAAATCTGTTGGTTTAAACACAGGTACAGTTACACCTTCTCTTTCTATTGAAGCTAAAGAACATAAGTCAGCTTCTCTTTGGTTATGATAAAAGGTCCCAAGAGACATTGCTCTTTCTGATTCAGCATTCCAAATAGATACTATTTCTTTTGGAGTATAGCCATACCACTTAGATCTTTTATTCTTACAAACCTTCTTTGCTACTTTCTCAGCATCAAAGGGTATCTTAAAATGTGATACCAAAGTTGTTACACTTATCCAATTGATCTCTGATCCATCATTGCTTCTATAGCTATGATCCTTGGCATTGAATACTATACTCATAGTTTTTCCATTTGTTGTTCTTCTTCTTCAGTAGAAATTGCTTGCCATTTACCCAATGGACATTCAGATGCTAATGATCTAGTTTTAAATCCAAGTGAGCAACCACATTCATTACAGCATGGAGCTGTTCCTTTTACTGCGCATTTTTTACCTTTGCTTGGACAACTATCACAGATATCATATCTAAGTCTAGATATTTCCTCTACTGTTTCATCTCTAATAACACTATTGGTTATCCCCTCTACTATCTGCTTGCGGTTTTCCCAAATTAGTTTTAGTGTATTTTTCATCTTTAAAGTTTTTTCTTTTTGTTAATTCTGTTTCTGCTTTATCATGAATTTTATTTAAAAGATCTAATTTTTCTTCTATACTTTTTTTATTATGATAAGCACCAAATGTAGAAGTGTCATGATCCTTTAAAACTTTTTCATAATGCGGGATTGCTTTTTTTACCTTTTGAATTTTAATTACAAAATGCCCTAGTCCATCTACATTAATTCTTAGATCTGTAAGGTTGCTTAATTTTTTTCTTAAAGTTTTATAATAAAATTCAATTAAATCTTCTGCTAAACCTTCTTGTATTTCAAACTCCTTAGTTAGTTCTTTGTATAACTTATTTGCTTTCTTGGGTGTCATTACTTAAAAATTTATAATCTAAAAGTATTATACCTTCTGTTTGAACTTTTAAATTAGGATTTAACATTATAAATTTTTTATTGTTAGGATCCTTAATAACAAGTTTATTTTTCTCAGCTTTATTTATACAATTTCTAACGGTTTGTGGAGATTTAAAAATCCAATCTTCTTCTGATGAAGCATCAAGACAAAAATTACTTAGCTCAATTGGTTGATTGAAACTAAGTAATGCAAGGCAGTTTAAGTCAGATTCACTTAATGATATTCTATTAATATATGAATATGTAAGAATCTGAAATTTAACAACATCCCATTTAGGCATTTTAACCTTTTTCTGAACTTGATTTACAAGTGCCATTAATTTCTCTTTAATTTTTTACTACCAGAAGGTGCTTGTTCTGTAAATGTAGTAGGTTCATTTTCATCATCCTCTGATGGTTGTGTAGCAGCCATCATTGTTGCATATTGCAATTGCATTGTAGCTCTTTTGTATCTTGCTTCTTCAACTTCAGTAAGTAGTTTCTCATACTTAGCTTGTGCTTCTAAATAAGGAACTGAACTTTCATAAAATTGTTTCATTTCCTCTCTTCTAGCTTCTAATTGTTCAGCAGATAATTGCTCATTCATTTGTTGGTTTTCCATGATATTATATTTAAAGTTTACACAAATATATATAAAATAAGTTTAAATAAAACAAGTTTAAATAAAAAATCCAGGCATACTAGATACCTGGATCACCTTACTTAGAGAAGATTAAGTAATATTATCTATTTTTAATTGTAAAATTTAATATAGTCAATAAGTAAAA